GTTTCAAGACCAGTATCGGAAATAATCGGCGCAGTAGTTCCTGTACCAATTTCTGCATGAGTGATATTTAGTGAGTAAGTGTTGTCTGCATTTAGACGTTGCAATATCAAACCTTTTCCTGTGTCCGTGCCGAGCATAACCAAGTTGGAATACCACGGTGAGGTACGCAAAATTTCGTCAGTACCAGCGCGTGTAGTGACTATGCGAATATTGCCAGTGATACCGTTGCCTTCTTTGAATAGTGAGATAAGGTGTTCCATAAAAAAAGTATAGCACAACTTGTAAATCTACGACCATGTACCAAACGACCATACCAAATCGTTGTCGCTCGGTGCCCATTTATAGGGACCAGTACGCACCGTTGGTTGTTCCAAATCGTCGGTTGAGGTAAAACTCTCGTTGAATTCCAAATACCTTTGGATAAATTCATAGTTGCTATCAAGTTCCTCCGCAGGACCTTTTACCAGCAGGTCGGTAAGCACGTCGTTGATACCAATATCCTCGCTTGCCAAAATGGAAACACTGTGCTCAAACGTGTCATGCGAGTGGAGGACGCTTCGTATGCCAGTTATTTTGAAGTTGCTGTTTATTCCTCTGATAGCAGAATTTATGCTTATGGTTTGCCCTGGGTGCAGACCGTCCGAGTAGGTACGAAAACTCCCTATCTTGGCAGGTGTGGAAAATTTTTGCAGTTCCTTATTGCACCTCTGGCTGGCTGCCGAAATGGTCGCAATGGTTTTATCCACTATGAGTTGCTGTTTCAACCCATACGCAAGTATGGAGGTTTCGTCCCTCTTTCGGAACACCAGTGGGTACAAAGGAAATCCCTCAACCTCAATATTGTTCGTGCCACTAGGCGGTGTATTTCCTGTGGTGAAACGGATAGTCCTGCGGTTAAAGTCCCACATACAGTCAAAACCACCGTCTAGGTCTTGATAGTCAATACCGACGTTTTTGCTTGACCCATTCACCTTAACCTCTGGCTTTTCAGGAAACTTATTTCCTAGCACGAATATCACCTTGGTGCCGTCGCCGTCAAAAAGGTCTTTGCGTTTGGAAACCGACCTAATTTCACCCCCTCTGACGTACATTTCATTTCGCACTTGGTGGACTTCGTTTTTAATTTCCAACGACTGCCAAATATATTTACCATTGGTGTCGGTAAGGTTGAATGGTGCTGGATTTACCGAGGTATTGAAAAACCAAATGTCTTTAAGGTAATCAACGTACCAGTCATAGTTTATGAGGTACTCACTCAATTTTTCCAAGCACTTGGATATTGGCAGGTAGTTAAAAACTATCTTGTCTATAATTAGCGGAACATTGCCGTTGGTATTGGTAAATCCCAACCCAAAAGCAAAGTTGGTAAGAATGTCGTTAATAATGAACGCGACTGATTTTTGCTCGTATGTTTTTGCCACCAACTGACCGTCAAGTATCTCCGTGTAGTCCTTGCATACAATGTCTAGGTATTGTGCAACTCCTTCCACCTGCTCAATAATCTCCACAACCACACCGCCAAAAAGCCGAGTTGCGTCACGGTACAGGATAACTTCTTCACCGAGGTTGGGGCGATAATTATTGGTGCCAAATTGACGAATAAGAAACCGCAGTTGGTCTGGTTCCTTGGTGAGCACTTGCGATAGGGTGAGCGACTGCCAATCAACCCTGCTCGTCCTATCCGTGCCGTCTATGGTTATCGTGATAGCCATGGTTATATCCTAACCGTGCGACGGAACTGACTGATAATCATATCGCCCATTTTCTTTGCCACGTCCTCGCTCAAATAAGTACCGCCATTGATATTCACTACCACTGACGTGCCTACACGCGAGTTGGGAGAAATAACCCCATTGGCGTTTGGTGAGAAAATTTCTGGTCCATTTTCGCCTACGAGGTATGACCCACCGCTTGACACGGCACCACCCATTGCCTTTTTCCCTGTAACTTTACTGATAGCAGACGACACCGCACTTTTTGCTTTGCTTCCTGCCTCGCTTGCTTTCTCTCCGATAGCGTTGGCGGCTTCTTTTGCCTTCTCCCAAGCGGCTTTCAGTGCTTCTAATTTTTTCAGGACATAATCAATAACTACTGTGGCACCCTCTTTCATTTTATTCCATTCCGCAGACCATTGTTCACCAAGAGTTTTCAATGAGGACGGTAGGGTGTCCCTGAACCATGACCACAAGACCTTGATTTTGTCTATTAGTAAGGTCAAACCTTGAATGAAACCAGAAATCACCAACGCAATTGCGCCAATGGAAACTGCCAATGCGCCAATTGCTACAACGAGAGTGGTGCCAAGGGCAATTGCCAACCATTTCAAAATCGGAAGCAATACGGGTTCCAATATGTCCCACAATACCTTCAACTGTTGCCAGAGTAATTTGAGTTGGAATACTAGGAAATCAAAAGCAGGTTTGAGCACCGCCGAAGCGACCTGACCTATGGTGCGGAACACGGCGAGCACTGGTTCCATGGCGACCTTGACCTGTTCCCAATGCGTAATAAGTTGGAATATACCGTAACCGAGGGCGGCTACAATTGCTATGAGCGCAAGCCCAGGTCCCGATATTGCACTAAAGGCAATGAGTACAGGACCAAGTACGAGAAGTAACCCTGCTAGTGCCGCAGTCGCCATGACTATGTTTTTGGTCAATTCAGGGTGTGCCTGTGTCCACGCTATGACCTTCTCTATCAAGGGAGTGACCTGCGCGAGCACCTGTTGCAATATGGGTAGCAACTGTGCGCCAATTGCCTCTGTAAGTTCACTAAATTGCTGTTTGAGAATTTCTGTGCCACCTGCGAAAGAGGTTGCGAACGCCTGTGCCTGACCTCCTACCTTGACCGCCAACTCTTGCAATTGACCTTCCAATGTAGCGGTTTCGTCTACTGCGATACCATATTGCTTTAGGATTTTGGTATTGCCACTCATCACCATGCCGACTGCGGCAGAAGCGTCTGTGAGTGAAATCGCCTTGTCCCTCGCCAAGTCCATGGCGATTTGCTGTAGTTCCCAAGCGTATTCCAAGTCGCCTGTTTTTTGCGTTAATTTTGCCAAACTGTTCGCGGCTTCTTCATTATCAAAACCTAGTTTGAGCATTTTGTCGGACAGTTTCAAAATAGTGCCTTCTGCTTCCTCACCGACCTTGCCCATGCTTTTTATGGTCGCCTGAAATTTTGCCATTTCCGCCTGTGCTTCTGCGGCAGAATTCACGGTGTAACCTAAAGCACCAGCCATGGCAGCCCCGACTGCGGTAAATTGCTTACCGAGTGTACCCGCTTTCTTTTGAATGTCTTGCAGTACCTTGCTTGCTTCGTCTACTGCACTTATCACCACTTGGAGGTCAATTGAGTTTTCCATACTGGTTATTTTTTCTTGCTTTGTCTTTCGGCATATTGGTTATCCGCTTGAATTTTACCGAGTAATGCCTTGACGAACCATACTGGGGTATCTAGGAATTCATCATACGTCCACCCCAGTTTATCACATAACAAAGTGGCGGTAAGTTCTTCAGACAACTCACCGCCTACTCCGTGCAATAAATTGGTGTAGTTATACACTAATTTTTTTTTACGTCGTCACCTTTGGTGTCGGCAGTGATTTTGTTTACTTCCTCTACCACAAACGCATAGTCCTGCGCGTGCATATTGAGCACGGCGTTCACCACGTCGTCCGTGATACCGTCAACCTCAACCACGATAGTTCGCAATGCCAAGTCCTCTGCCTTTTCTATCAATTCACCTTTGATACCCTTGACTTCCTTGCCACTAGCGGAAAATTGTAGGTCGCCATTGAGGAACACGTTAGTCAGGGCGCGTTTTTCTCGCCCTGTGATATACGCCTTTAGCACCACTTGCTTTTTATCCACTGGCGTTTCAATTGTAAGGGTAGGTCTATCCATACCTAGGAAGGAATAACCTCATAACCGTCCTCTCGCAAGTTTCGTATGCGTGCAGTAACCATGGTGTCATTAGCAACGTCATAATACGCCTTGAACGAGAGAGTTTGCTTTACGAGGTCGTTATTTGCTTGGTCTACCGCAATTTCAGTAAGTTTAACCTTTGCCAACCTAAATTCAATTTCAGGGTTTTCAGCAGGACTGCCTATTTCCGCGTTATTATTAAGGTATACCTTCAAGGCAAAAGTTTCGTCGGTGAGGAACCTGTTTTCGTCCCAATTGTACCCGTCGTAAAGCAATTCCATACTGCCCTCAATGACGAATTGCTTATTGAGGCGGTCTACGGCACTGATATTGCCGATAGTGAGGTCGTCCTCAATATTTTTGCTAATGCTGATATTGAACACGCGGAAAGGATAGGTTTCTCCATTAGTGTTAGCGACCAAATCAGCATAGGTCGGGTACACCGTAATTTGGCAATGCTGTGGAACGTATACTTGCTCAAATCCGTCATAGTCAACCGTCGCGGTAACCTCGCCTCGGTCACCAGCGTTTCCTCGCACAGTAGCGGTATATTGCACCCACTGTTCCAATTCCACACGAAGTTCCAAACTGTCTATCGCCGTCAGAGGATACTGGATAGTATTCGGGTCGGTATTATTCGGGTCAGATACCGTCAGAGTAAAGACAGGACTAGAGGCGGTATTCGCAACCGTAAATGTATGGTCCCAAGCGACACCAGCCGCAGTCACGTCGTCTGTTCCAAAGATACCGTAAAGCAATAAACCAAAACTGTCGTTATTTACCTTTCCAACCAATTCACCCTCACTGTAGTGAGTAACATTCACGCCGTCGTCTGCGTCATAAATCTTGCCAAAGGAACTTTCATTCGTCGCTTTGGTCACCTTATTGTCCAACGAAAGTGAAATGAGGGGGAACCAGTACGAAGGTGTAATCGGTGTTCCACGAACACTCTCTAGTCCCAAACCTACACTCCGTTGCCTACCTATAATTTTTGCCATGGTGTTTGTTTGTATTAAGTTCTAACTTTTTTCGTTGCCACAATTGGTTTCTTCTTTTTGGTTTTTTTGTTCCGAACCATTTTGTCCTTTTTGGTTTCAGTCATAGAAATTATAGCACGCTACTAATAATGCGACACCGAAGGTCTAGTATTTGCCAAATCAGGTTTCCAGTTGGGCTAGAAACCTCTTGTCGTGCACCTTCAACTGGGGGCAACCAACTGATTTTGTTTCCCAATTTGAGGTTCGCAATGTTTTCTACAGTTTCAATAACGGCAGTGGTGGCATTGTCCAATATCCTGTTGGCGTTATCTGGTCCTGCGGTATTTACTTCGGTCATAATCCACACGCGGAAGGTAATTGTTCGCAGGTTTTCCACGTTGGTTATCATTTCGCTTTCGTTCTTTTCCACGTCAAAAATAATGGCAGGGTAGCCAAGCACCGTGGGGTTTCGTCGGCTATAGACGTTCGCAATGCCAGGAATAGTATCTAGCAAATTTTTGACCTCATTTCGTATGGTATTTATGTCGTACATACTATCGTGCTAATTCTGCCACAATGCGTTCTAAAGCACTAGCCATTTCCTTGTTTATTTTGTCCATAGACCTTTTTACCCCCACCGCTAAAAAGCCCGCGACGGCACGTTTATTCAACGAAGGGTTTTTGTACGGCGTTCCTGGTTTGTACAAATCGTGGACAGACGAAGCATAATCAAGCGCACTACCGTAGACACCCTTAAATGGTCTAAAGATAGGCACCATTGAATTGCGCAAGCGTGCCGTCTTTACTGGCGTGAGTGGTTTTGTGGCAATATCTATCTCACCAATTGAGCGCACAATTGCTTGGTCAATATGTTTCTGGGATACTTTCGGATACTTCTCTGCCAGTTTGGTTAATTTTTCCAGTCCCTTAATTTTTACCTCAATTGCGCTCATACTATTGGTTGGTTTCCTTCAAAGCGAGTGCTCGCTTGTACCGTGTCCTATTTCCACGGTCATGGTTCACTATACCCCTGATAGTGTAGGTAACCCCCTCTATGGCAATGTGGTCGCCTTCGCGGAGGTCAACGTCGCACTCAACGATAATACTAAAACCGTACCCAAATTGGACACCGTTGGTAGCCGCCTGTTCTTCCGTTAGGGGACGGAGATAACAGGTATCGGCAGGAGAAACCAGAACAGGACCATAAGTAGAAATATCACCAGAATACGTCTGGCGGTCGTGAGCAGAAATTGTCTTTTGAGTGGTAAATGTTTGCATATCATACTAGCGTCCGAGCATACGCGCCCAATGTCCTTTTCTGGGTGAATGAGAGGTCTTTGTCATTTGCGCTACCGTAAGTGACCGACTGACCTTCTGTGCTTTCACTATTCAAACCTTCGCTTGACTTTAGGTTATACATTTTGGTTACCACCTGCGTAGCGACCCCAGTTATGTCTGCTGGCAAGGTGTGCTTTGTCGGGTCGCCCTCATTGGCAAAATCTATGAGGTAACCGCCTGTGTAGGTAACTTGGAACGCTTGCCAGTCGCTCATAAATTCGTCGGCAAACACGTTCACCATGCGCAAGTACCCTTCCTCTGGGTACACGAAATAATCATTGGTCGTATACGGAACCCACACAGGAGTGGCGACCTGTCCTGTGCGGTAGGAAACCACCAAGTCCTCGTCGGTGAGAATTGGGTAATGTTTGAGGAACAGGTTGTCGCCCTCTGGTTGGTCGTAAATCTCTGTCCTTTCTTTTGCCTCCAAGTCCCTGCCTATTTCGGTTTGTATCATTGCGCTCGCTTGGTCAATGAAATCCTCCAACAAATCGTCTTTGCTAGTGTCCACTATACCGAGTGCGTCTTTTACTTTTTGTAGGGTAGTGAGTTGTGCCATATTCGTGTTCAAAGTCCTACGGGCAATGGCAATTCCCCGTAGGGTCTGAAAACGACTAGGAAGCCGCTGACTTCAGGACCGCGAACGCAGAAGGAAGTCCAACTGCAAGCGCGTGGCGAGCCACTACACGGACTGCGCTCATGTTCTGCTCAAACAAATTGTCCGAGCCAACAGTCGCGTCCTGTGAAATGGAAACCGCCATATCCTTGCGAGCACCAACGTAGAGGTGTTTCAGGTTTCCGAAAATAGCAAAGCGAGTGTCCACTGCCGTGTCCGTTAGGGCAGGCATTTTGTCGGACAGGTACACTGGGTAACCCCACATAGTACCTGCTTGCGCGGTAGGAAAACCTTGGTCTGCGGTAGCCCCTGTGAGTACAGGATTTACTGCTGACGCAAAGTAATCACCACCAGTGCTCGCCTTCTTCTTCTGCGCGGCAGCCCATACGGTGCGGTGCATAATGAAAGCGGCACCCTGCAAAGCCCACGGCTTCACTGCGGAAATCATATTGCGGAAGTTGTCAGGTGTCGCGGCGTCCTCAAATGAAGTTTCTCCACTCTCGGCGTCAACCTCATTTACGTCGGTATCGTTGAGGATACCTGTAAATGGCGCACCATTTCCAACTAGACCCTGTGCGTCAGTTTCGCCAGCAATTGCCTCCGCAAAGAGTTCGGTAAGGAGGTTCACCACGTCCACATTCGCGTCCTCTAACAGTTCATTCGTCATGGCGGTAAGACCAACGAGGGTCTTTGCCGAGAGGACGACCTGCTCAAAGACGGGCTGTGAGGGGGTTCCTGCTACACCTTCTCCTGGGTACGACACTGATACTGACGAGGCGAGGCGCGGAACGCGAAGCGTGTCCGACTTCATGGGGTAACGACGACCTAATTTTGCAATTAGACCAAAGTCCTCCACAATGCGGTTCACTTCAGCAGCCCATTCCTCTGGCACAAGGAAGCCACCAGCAGGATTTGACGTTTCGTTGAGTGCCTTGAATGACGCAAGCGTATTCAAGTCCTTGGCGTAGACGGCTTTAATGAATTCCACCGCCTTGCTCTTGCTGTCCAATGAGGCAATTTCCTCACGGCTCTTGCCACTGAACGGCATAGCAACCTTGGTCGCACCCTTCTCAAAACCCAAATCCTTTGCCTTCGCTTCAAGCGCAGTTTCCGCAATGCTCGTAAGCATTTGCGTCAAGTCCTCCTTTGTCATTTTCACTGTTTCCTTATCCATGGATATTGGTAGGTTATTAGTAACTACTTTTTGAGTAACCGCTTTAGTACAGCGTTGGTCAACTCATTTTTCTTCTCGGCTGACCTTGAATGGGACAATAGTTCCTTTAGGGTTTCCTCGGAAATTTCTATAATCCCACCCTTACTCTCCGACCTTTTAACTTGGTCCTCCTTTGCCACGGAGGTGTCCACATTGCCATGCCTCTCGGCGGGTTCGGTTGCTTGTAACAACTTCTCCAACGAGGCAATGCTAGTTCTCATGCTTTGAATGGAACCTGAAATCAGGTCCCGATTTTTTTGAGAGAGCACTCTGCCTGACTTTTCCTCTCCCTCAACTATGGTACAGGATTTTCCGTCTTTTGCCATACAGATAGTCGCGTCAACCCCCTCGGTAATATTTATCGTCCGTATACTGCCCTCCTCACAATTTTCTGGGTTGAATTGACGGAACCTCCATGACGTTTCGGTTTCCTCCATGCCTGAAATGGAATATTCGTGTTCGGTACACCATGATTTTGCGCTATCCTCGGTTTCAAAATATTCCTTGGAGAGTATGACCGACTGAACCTGCGAACCTTCGGTGTCCTCTGGTTCCATAGGCACGTCAGGTTTCTGCTCTGTATCGTCCTCCTTCGGAATGGTAACGTCCTCCTGTGCGCATTTTTCTATGAGTTCAACGAGTGCAGGTTCCACTTTCAAACCTTTGGTCATTGCGAGAGAAAGTGCCTGTGGGTTTGCAGGTACAGGAACAAAGGAAACTTCCAACAATTCCGCTTTCGTAATGACGTTGCCATTTCGCTCATGCGGAATAAAACCCACACTAACTGTTTTCAAAATACCGTCCTCGTACAATTTGCGCACGTTGTCAGCGAGAGGGTTTGCCTCTGCGGTAGCAAAGCGACCACTCATGGTCAAACCTTGCTCGTTTATTTCTATATCCTCGGCTACACCGATAGGAAGTGAGGAATAATCGTGCGCCCAGAGGATAATTGGGTTTGCCTTGTAATTTGCCAAGTCCCAACCTCCTTGGTCTATGCTCTCGCCTTGTCGGTCAATGGTGTCGGTAGAGGCAATGACCGCAAAGCGACCACTTCCTTCTTCCGCTTTCACCTGACCTTTGAGGTATAGTTTAGTGTTCATGGTGTTTGGTAAATTTATTGTAGCACACTGTTAGAGTATTTCATTTTCCACCTTGCGGAAAATGGCAAAAAATTTGGCACTTGTCCCTGTTCCCAGAGTAAATAGCCCAACAAATTCGTATCCAGCAATATCCGCCTCATTCAGTTTGGTTTCAATTTGCGCCTCGGTAGCGGTGGTAGGAACGGTTTTTACTTTGTATGCGTAAGTTTTTTTTGCCATATCTATAATTCGGTTTGAGTGACTAGGTACATTCGGTACGATATATGTCCCTCAATGTATTTTACGTCACCCCAACTAACAGCACCACTAATGAGTGCCTTAAAATCAGGGAAGGTCTTGGTTATCAAAAAGGAGGTTTCTGCTATTTGGATATTATCAACCTTGGTCGCCAATGCTTTGTAGTTGGTTTCAAAATCACTCACCCATATAGCACTATCAGCAGGTGGGCTTACCACTGTTGAGGTGTCATGGTATATGGTGCATTCGTAGATATACATACTATGGTCGCGCGCTTTCGCCTATAATCAAACACCCAGCAAATTCTTTGTCCTTCGCTCCCTGCACGGTGACTAGCAAATTTTCGTTTGGTGCTAACGTGCAAAGACCGTCCAATACCAAACCATTATCCGCGTTGCCTATACCTTTCGCAAATACCCACGTTCTGTAGACGGTGCCATTATAGGTTACG